AGTTTTGTCTCCATATGCAACAAATATCTCAATTGACAGGTTAAGAAAAGCAAAATAATACCATGACAGAAGAAAAAAAACCACGCAAGGTTGGCAGACCCAAGATCGTAGTTGACGGTGCCTTGGTTGAAAAACTTGCTGGCATTGGGTGCCCCAACAAAGAGATCGCTTCAATCGTTGGCTGCTCGGTTGACACCTTGGACCGACATTTTGCGGACGTAATCACCAAAGGAAGGGAAAATGGCAAAACGAGAATTAGGCAAAAACAGATACAAATGGCGCTTGGTGGGAATGTTGCAATGCTCATCTTTCTAGGCAAAAACATGCTCGGACAAACTGACAAGCAAGAGATTACAGGGATCGAGAATGCATCAACTGTCAACATCCTTTTGGGTCAACAGCAAGAGGAACAGCTCGCCCAGTTGGTCGCAATGGCGCAGGCAAGCGCAACCAAACCACCTGCCCCAGCAAGGTTGATCGATGTCTGATGAAGATGTCGCCCACAGAGTTCAGCGTTCGCAAGCTGGGCATCATCCCCTACTTCTGGCAATGTGAGGCGATGGAGTCGGTCGCAATGCAACAGCCGACCAGCGTGGTGGCTGCCAACGGGTCCGGCAAGACAGCGCGGCTGGTGGCGCCACTGATTCTTTGGTTCCTCAATGAGTTCCCACAGGGGCAGTGTGTCTTCACCTCAGGATCGTGGATGCAGATTGAGAAGCAGCTCATGCCAGCAATCAAGGTGTTTCGGTCTAAGTTCCCGGGCTGGGAGTTCATGGCATCCGAGATCCGCACGCCTGCCGGCGGTGTTGCTTTTGGTTTCTCTACCGACAATGCCGGCAGGGCTGAAGGTCACCACCCGAAGATCAACGGCGAGACAGACCCGGTGTTCCTGATCATCGACGAAGCCAAGACAGTCCCTGACTCAATCTTCGAGGCGTTCGACCGCTGCACCCGTCGATATGAACTGTGGGTGTCCTCTACCGGCAGCCCTCGAGGGCAGTTCTATGATTCCTTCCACAAGAATGCCTCTCGCTACTGGACCAAGAAGGTGCCAAGCACCGATTGCCCCCACATCAGCGCAGAAACTAGGGAGCTTGACCTGATCAAATACGGGATCGAACACCCACTCTACAGGTCAAAGCATCTGGCAGAGTTCACCGAGGACCTAGACCGGCTGGTCCTATCAGCACCGGCGCTCAGGTCAGCTCTGGACACCCAGCCCCCAGAGAATGAGGTTGGAGAGGTTGTTGCCTTCTGCGACTTCGCAGCCGGGCGCGACGAGAACGTCCTGTGCATCCGGCGTGGCAACAAGGCAAGGATCATCAAGGCATGGACCGAGCGCGACACCGTCCAAGCAGCGAGGGAGTTCGTGCGCATGTTCGAGGATGAGAAACTGTCGGCTGGTCAGATTTGGGGTGATGCCGACGGTCTTGGCACCGGGTTCATCGACCAGTTCGCAGAGATGGGCTGGCACATCAACCGGTTCCACGGCGGTCAGACCAGCACCGAGAAAGACGAATACGCCAACCTCATCGCACAGGTCTGGCATGTTGGATCCAGAGAAATCGAACGTGGCAGAATCAACCTCGGGCAACTGGACAGCAAAACCTTTCAGCAGTTGACCACCCGGAAGTCCGAGTGGAACGAGACCGGCAAGCTGCGGTGCGAATCGAAGGAGAAGATGTCGATGCACGGGATCAAATCGCCTGACCGAGCAGATGCGCTGCTTGGCTGCATCGTCATGGGTTCACGCATCACCGGCGCGATGGGTGGCGCCACAGTGGTCAGCACCACACAGTCCGAGTTCAGACCGAGGGCGATGAAGGGCTTCAATGCTATTTGATACCTTATATTTAAGGCAAGGATGGTTTTGGATTTACACCGAACAGCGCATGTGCTAAGGCTGATTCATGACGACGGACGAGAAAAAAGGTGTGGTCACTCCACTGCCAGCATCATACCGGACGCAGGACTTCGACCTTGCCAACGTGACACCCGAGCAAGTGCGCTCGATTCTGCGCAATGTTCGAACCGGCAGGCTTGAGGACCAAGACCGGCTGTTCCGGCTGATGCTCGATTCTTGGTCCCGGCTGCGGAAGTGTTTGAACGAAGTCTCGGGTGCGGTGTCGTCATTGCCGATTCAAATCTCGCCTGCAATCCGCGAGGGGATGGAAGAACCGACCCCACAGGCGCAGCGGATCCACGAGGTTGTCGAGCGTGCTCTCGAATCCTACTCACCTCGCCCGGCATATCTTGAGCTTGATGGGGGTGGCATGGTCAAGGCATTGGTCGATGCCTACGCAAAAGGTGTCAGTGTGCTTGAGATCCTCTGGCATGTGCAGAATGGCGTCGTGTCGCCAAGGTGCTATTGCCCGGTGCCTGCAAAATATCTCTCCTATCCACAGAACTCGATGGAGATCGACCGGCTGATGGTCGCACCGAAGGGGGTGACGCAGGATGTCCTCGAGGACTTCCCACCTGACAAGTTCTTGATTGGGATCTGGCAGCAAGGAGGGATTCACCCCATCCATTGTGGCAATCTGCGAAGCCTGACGAAGCACTGGCTGGGCGCGATCTACGGGATGGGCTGGCTCATGCAATACGCACAGCTGTTCGGCATCCCGTGGCGGCACATCGAGACAGACGGGTCTGCAGATGCCATGCAGAAGGCACAGGACCTGCTCGAGGGCATTGGCAGCAGCGGTGCAGCTGTCACAGGTCCCAACGTCAAACTGAGCGTATTGGAGGGCGTCAGCGGATCTGCGGCAACCATGCCACAATCCCACCTGATGGATGTTGCCGACAGGGCATGTGACATCCTAATGCTCGGGCAAACGCTGACCACCGACGTTGGCAGCAGCGGCAGCCGGGCACTGGGCGACGTTCATGCCAACGTCCGGTCCGAGGTCTTGCAATCAGTGGCAACGTGGGTCTCCAACATCTTCACCAACCAGTTGATCCCAGCAATCGTTCGTTTGAATTTCGGGGCGGTGCCAAGTGAAGACATGCCCTACGCAACGCTTGAAATCCCTGTTCCAAAAGACCAGAAGGCAACAGCAGAGCGCATCAAGATCCTCACCGAGATTGGATTGCCGATGTCGAGCAAATGGGTCTATGAGGAGCTTGGCATCCCAGAACCACAGGAAGGAGAAATGCTGCTGACCCAGCAAGGAACAGCACCGGTTGTCGATCCGGCTGACGATCTGGTTGTCGATCCGGCTGATGATCTGGTCGTCGATCCGGCTGAAGACCTAGAAAACTATCGCGTGGAGGACCGACCAGAACTTTTGCCGACGTCCGAGATGGTCACTGCTGCCAATGCTGCGCTGCAGGCTCGCAGGATTGCACCAATCGGGCAACGTGGCATGACCGCAGCCGGGCTGCAGCGTGCGCGGGACATTGCGGCAGGCATTGCCTTGACACCGGTGGCAAAGAAGAAGATGAAGGCATTTTTTGAGACCGCCAATCCCGGTGAGGTTGGATCCAAGGAGTGGCAGACGTATCAAGGTTGGGGTGGGGAGGCTGGTAAGAAATGGGCGAGTCAATGACAAAGGACCAGCTGGCAGAGGTGTCGAAGAAATGGCTGTCACCGATCGACGAGATGATTGCTGACCTTGTCGATAAATCACACCGCATGACAGCCGGGGCATTCAGCAGGGAGGTCGATGAAGCCATCCGGCGCATCCCTGACCTGTGGGATCGTCTTGGCATTGGTTCCCTTGAAGAATCGCTGAATGATGCAATGGTCGAAGCATTCGCAGGACCGATAAAGAAAATCCAATTTCAGCAGCCCGAGGGGATGAAAGCTGCAAGAAGTGACGTGGACTTGAGACCATCAGAAGCAATGGCAAAAGCTGCTGCCTATGCTCTGGAGATTCGCAGGACAAAGCCACCGTCACAGCGTGGGATGACCTCGGTGGGCATTGCCAGAGCACGCGACATCTCCAACCGAGTGCAGTTATCACTCGACACAATCAAACGTATGATTTCATTCTTCGCCCGGCATGAAGTCGACAAGAAGGGGTCGACGTGGGATGAGAAGGGCAAAGGCTGGCAGGCATGGAACGGCTGGGGTGGCGATCCCGGCAGAGCGTGGGCGATTGCAAAACTCAAACAACTT